GCTGGCAACCGAAGCAGCCGACGAGATCACCCGCCTCACCGCAGAGGTGCGCGTTAGGCAGACAATAGTTGAGGAAGCGCGGGACGAAAGAGATGCTGCACTCGCAGATGTGGAGAAGCTGCGGGCGGCGCTAGGGCGAATGCTTTTGGAGTTTGACTTTATGGTGGAGAGAGAAGTCATCCCAGATGTGCGAAATGACATTATCTTTGTTGAGGCCCGCGCCGCACTCTCAGGAGACAAGCAATGATTGAACTTGGTAAGAAGTATAAGACTAGGGATGGCCGCGAGGTTCGCATCTATGCGGTGGATGGAGGTGGGCGCTTTCCAGTTCACGGGGCAGTAAAGCTGGATGATGGGGCATGGCGTCAGGAAGAGTGGACCCTGACAGGATCATATAACGGCGAGAGAGACGGGCATACAATCCCGCACCGCCTTGACCTCATTGAAGTAAAGCCGCGCATCCAGCGTGAGGTGTGGGTGAATGTGTATCCTCACTGCACTGGCGACTGCATGGAAACGAAGGAGATGGCTGACAGCAAGGCGCGACTGGACCGCATCGCCTGTGTTCTAGTCAATATTGATGTGGAAGAAGGGGAAGGACTGTGATCAAGGCTGAACAGATACCGGAGGAAACGTGATGTCGTTGTGTGCAGACATGAACCCGCCTTGGGTGTTGCGGGAAGAGGTTAAACGCCTCACCGCCGAGAACGAGAGGCTTCGGACGGCGCTAAAGGAGATCGCCAAGCCAACCTACGGTACAGAATTTAACATGAGCGATAAAGATAGGGCTGATATTTTGGGACGGCATTTGTTTGCCAAACAGGACCTAGCACGTGCCACACTAAAGGAGACAAGTGATGAGTGAAACACATTATCATAGAATGAATAGAATGCTCTATGAACAAGAAACAAATCGTAAGTGTAGGTCTAATGATTTAACATTTGGTAATCGTTGTCTTAATTGCGGTTACACACCAGAAGATCATAAGGCGACACTATTCTCACCTAGACTTGATTTGGATCCAGTAAGGAAATAAAATGAGATTTATTGACAGTTAAAGAGAGAGGCAGGACTATGAGCGAAGAAGTTAAGAAAGCGTTTTGGGATCATCAGGAAGAGTTCGCACAGAAGATGCAGGAGATCGCCGAAAAGTACGAAGCCGACTGTAATACGTATTGGGATAAGCTCTCTTACGAAGATAAGATGAAGGCATTCTACTCTGTCAGTAAGCGTATCTATCAGGCAGATGTAAAAGATCAAGGCTCTTATCGTCATGCTCTCTATCAGGTGTTCGGTTTTGATGCAGACGCCTATTCAATTGGTATGGAGTGCGGATACATGGATATCCATAACTACATACAAGAAGGTATCGCATCACATAAAGAATACGCAGAAAGAACAAAGAATGAGCATATGTCAGAAGATCTGTAAGGTAGACGATAGTAACACCTTTTGTGTTGGGTGTGGAAGAACACTAATCGAAATAACAGAATGGTTCACAGCCGACAAAGAGCGGAAGATAGAAATCGCTGCTCTTGCCCGTAAGAGAACTAAAAAGCTAAAAGAAGATCCTTTCCCTACGGTAATGGAACTGGACTACCACTATAGAGATTATGACAATGATTGATTGTATTGCAATTGGCGATAGTATCGCGGTAGGAACTGGTAAGGCTCTCAGCTGTGAAGTTCGCGCCCATGTAGGCTGGCCGAGTGGTAAGATCATTAACCTTGCGAATGGAGCAAAAGCAGAACTTTGCATTATCTCTGCAGGATCTAATGACCCTAACAACCCCAAACTTCTTCTTAATCTTAAGACGATTCGTGGTAAGATTGACTGTGTTAAGGTTGTCTGGATTCTTCCTGTTAATCCAAAAGCCTCTTCTACCGTAAGAAAGACTGCAGCAGGAGATAAGGTTGTTAGCTTTACTCCAGGAAAAGATAACGTGCATCCAAAAAATTATAACGTTCTTGCCAAAAAGTGCTTGTCTTTAAATTAAAACAAGAGTATTATTCTATCTGTAAGTTGAAACAAACCCTCTAGGAGAAAATAGATTATGGCTCACGAAATTGAAATGGTTGGTGATATTGCTCAGATGGCTTATGCTGGCAGTGTCCCTTGGCACGGTTTGGGAACTCGCGTCCCGGCAGATCTTACTGCGGAACAGATGCTCGAGGCTGCTGGTCTCGACTGGACCGTAGAAAAGGTTCCTGCATACTACACCCACAACGACGAACTCTATCAGATCGGTCAGTCGGCTCTCATCCGCTCGCGCGATGGTAAGATGCTGGATGCAGTTTCTGATGATTGGAATCCTGTTCAGAACCACACTGCCTTCGAATTCTTTGATGAATACGTTCGTCAGGGTGACATGGAAATGCACACCGCTGGTTCGCTGAAGGGTGGACAGATCGTTTGGGGTCTTGCTAAGATCAAGCAGTCTTTCGAACTGTTCAAGGGCGATCAGATCGACTCTTATTTGCTCTTCTCTAATTTCCACAAGTACGGTTTCTCTACCGACGTACGCCTCACTCCGATCCGTGTTGTTTGTAATAACACTTTGACTCTTTCTCTCTCGAGCAAGGTCGAACGTATGGTGAAGATCTCGCACCGCAAGCAGTTCAATCCTGGCAATGTCAAGGAAATGCTCGGTATCGCCACTGACAAGCTGACCAAGTACAAGGAAATGGCTTCTTTCCTCGGCTCCAAGATGGCCAAGGGCGAAGATATCGTCGAGTACTTCAAGCGTGTGTTCCCTGTGACTGGCTCTAACGAGAACAAGACCAAGGAAATCTCCAAGAATGCTCAGACTGCTCTTGACATTCTTCATACTCAGCCTGGAGCTCAGTACGCCGAAGGTACTTGGTGGCAGCCGTTCAACGCTGTGACCTACATGACCGATCACCTTGTCGGTCGTACGGCGGATACTCGTCTTACCTCTTCTTGGTATGGCTCTAACAAGAGCCTCAAGACTAAGGCTCTTGAACTGGCAGTTGAAATGGCGGAGGCTGCGTAAGCAGCCTCCTTCCCTTTCTTGGAGAAAGTTTCGAGGAAACAATTATGGAACTTATCGGCGTCGGCTATCAAGATTATCGCAAAAAGCACAGCGATATTAAAAATGAAAAGAAGGGAATGGAACGATACTTGATCTATTTTGGTAGAGCACATGTTATCGACCATGAAACGAATACTGCTGCACGTGGTCCGTTAAAAATTGGTAGGGGTAAGTGGGCTACTGCTCTAATGCGAGGTCGTAATCAACCCGGAATAGATTTTCGTATTTACGCTGAAATTATTCTTGGCACTAATGAACAAACGTATTTGGCTGAAGAAATCGTAAAAGATGTTCTTGGTCATAAGAACATCCCTATGTCCCAAGGACAACAGGAACTTTATGATATTAAGGATTCGGAGTTGAAGAAAGTGGTCAATACTATTGTTGAAGTAATTAGGGCTGAAACTGAATTTGAACCACTTGAAATTAACTATTTCCTTTAATTAAAAAGTATAGTAATATTACTGTATAGCTTGAAAAGGAAACGTTATGGCTCGTCGTCAGTTAATTACTAGATCTAAGAAAAAGATTCGTGTTACAAAGAGCGAATCTTACTTGGTCAATCAGAAATATCTGGGCGACGAACCTATCTTTGCGAAAGGCAAGGACACAAGTATCTCTCGCGCATTTAATTGGTATAATGTGATGTGTGATGTGAACGATGCGCGAGAGTACACTGTAGAATATTTTAAGAACATCGGTAATACAGAAATGGTTAAGGTCGCTAAGGCGATCCCTGACAAACTGTTCCCGATGACGAGCGCATGGGTGTTTCGCATGCTCGCGCGAGGGGCGCAGTTTGATGATGAATTTATTTCGCGTGCTGTTGCTCGTTTGCGCGCTATCAAGTCTAACGGTGAAAACACTGTTGATGATATTGCTGAAAGCAAACCCTCCAATGTAATTAAAATTCAAGATCGTATTCGCGACAAGGCTTCTGATCTTATTGGTGATGTTGAAGAACTGCTAGACAAGGGCGAAAAATTTTCTCTCTATGACTGGCTCAGGTCGAATGAGATTCCTGCTACTTATGCACCTCGCATTGCTGCGTATTATGCGCCAGTGCTTGCCGAGCTCATTGAAGCTGCTGAAGGAAAAGATCCGCAGCTGAAAGAAGGCTACAAGCATTACACCAAGAAGCAGCTTGAAGCTCGCGTTCTGTTCTTCAACAACCTGATTGAAGATGCAGAACGTTACACTGATATAACCAAGAAAACTCGTAAGCCCCGTAAGCCTCGTACGATTTCGGTAGAAAAGAAGTTGAAGCATTTCAAGTATCAAAAGGAAGACAGCAACTATAAGATTGCTTCTGTAAACCCTGAAAAGATTATTGGATCTCAGGAGCTTTGGACCTTTAATACTAAGTACAAGACTCTTACGGTATTTCGTGCTATTGATCGTGGTGGTTTGCAAGTTAAAGGAACCAGCATTGTAAATTATGATGATAACAACTCTGTTACAAAGCGCACAGGCAGAAAGCCTGAGTACTATGTTGATCGAGTTTTGAATGGAGGTAAGGTGATTATCAGGAAGTTGATGGACGAACTGAAGAATGATGCTCCTTTGTCTTACCGTATTAACGAAAACACTATTATCCTAAAGGTAGTATCATGAAGAAATTTTTAATCACTGCAGTTGCTCTTGCTACATTGGTAGTTTCTACCACACCCTCAATGGCAGACAACTCTGAAGAAGTAGCTATCGGCATTCTTGGTGGAGTTGTAGGCGGACTTATCCTTGGTGAGGTTTTAGAAAAACCTCGTCACTCTCACCCTGTTCGTATATACGAATATGAAGAACCTTACATGGTTCGCGAGTGTGTAACTAAATATAGACGTTATTACGACTCGATGGGTAATCTTGTGCGACGACCTGTGAAAAGATGTTATTGGGTTTATGAATAAATAAAAAAGGATTAGTTATGGACAGAGGTGTTTTTAGATCGATCGTTACTCCATATAGTATGACAACAGCGCCAAGAATTAATGCATTATTCCAAAGTATGGAATATATCAGAAAGAATAATTTCAGCGGCGACTATGTTGAGTGTGGTGTGTGGCGAGGTGGTAATATATTGGGAATGATGAGGTATCTTGAATACCATAATACTACTGAACCTAATATTTGGTTGTATGATACATTTTCCGGAATGACTCCTCCTGAAAGCGTTGACGTTGATTTTATGAATAACAAGGCTTCTGATATTCTAGAAAATGTTCTTTGTATGAATTCATTAGATGAAGTTAAACAGGCATTGACGAACAGCAATTACCCAACTGATAAGGTTAAGTATGTCATTGGTGACATTTGCGAAACTCTCTTAGTTAAGGAGAACGTTCCTGAAAAGATCGCATTGCTGAGGTTAGATACAGATTGGTATAATTCTACAAAGATTGAACTGGAAGTTTTGTGGGATAAACTTGAAGTTGGTGCACCTTGCATCATTGACGATTATGGACATTGGCAAGGTTGTAGAATGGCAGTTGATGAATTTTTCGCGAAACTGCCACAGGCTCATGAATTTGAACAAATAGATTACACTTGTGTTAGAACACACAAGATTTGTTAAGGAATTATCGTTGAAGGAAAACGAAAAACACTGAGGACGGGGGTGCAAATCCCCCCACCTCCACCACGAACACATCACCTGATAATAGCGGCGTACCCGTGGAATTATTAGGAGTCTTGCAAGCTGGTGTGTTCTTGATGGGGGTGTATAGGATCGACTGAGTGTAGAATAGTTGACTGGAGATAATCGTAGGCGACTACGTACAAGCGCAAAATTCTAAATGCAAACGATAACTTTGCACCTCGTTTGGCACTAGCTGCCTAACATGAGTCCGGTGGGTACTTGGAAACAGAAACCCACCACCAATTTTACTTGACATTAAATCGGTGTTAGGGTACAATGAATAATAATGGCCTCGTAGTTCAACTGGATAGAGCAACGGACTTCTACTCCGTGTGTTGAGGGTTCGAATCCTTCCGAGGTCGCCAATTTTTAATATGAGGAAAAAATGAGCGGAACTAAGACCAAGACCAAGTACGTTTCTAAGGGTGAGCGTCGTTCTATCGCCAAGGATATTTGTAAGGCAGTAAAGCGAGACAGGTCTGTTATTGATCGTTGGACAATCAAGCAGAAGGCTTGGTTGAAGGGATTGAATCCTTGGATCAGCGTGCCTAACGGTAATACTTCTGATACTCGAGCTCGTTTCGTGCGCGTGCGCGCAGAGACCGAGTGGGGTGATCCGAAGGCTTATCTCAAGATGAAAACGAATACAGCAGATTAACAATTAACAGGCGTGGGTGTTGGTACACAAGAGCGGCTTATACTCGCTTTAGCACTAGATCGGTGTTCTCGACAGGGTTCGAATCCTTGCACGCCTACCACTTCTTTGAAAGAGTAAAATGAAAACGAAACTTGTTAGGGATATTCCTATTGGTGTTCTTTTAATTGTTCTTTCTTTATGGTGTGTGGCAACAATCCAATATCTTTCCGGATGGCCAAATATCATTCCTTTGCTTGGAATATTATTTCTTGCGAATTTCGGTTATCGCCTTTTGTCCGTTGGCCTGGACGTAATAATAGGTGTACAAATTGCAGATAAAAATGATTAAAAATAACTTCGTGGAAGAAATTGATATTTTATGCCGCGAAAAAAATATCGAGTATATTGATGCAATTGTCATGTGGTGTGAGAAAAATAATCTAGAAGTAGAAACTGCTGCTTATTGGGTTAAGAAGGATCAATGCATGAAAATGAAGATTCAAGCTGAAGCAGAAAATCTAAATATCCTTAAGAAAGGTGCAAGATTACCGATCTAAATTTAATCATTGAGAGGCTCCCATGCAAATACGTACAAAGGGAAAACCTGATAATGTGTCTAGATCGTTATGTAAAGAGTCTCTTCAGTTTTATGCGAATGAATTACTAGGTAAGAGACTTTCAAAAAATATCAGTTTACAATTGGTGTTTGAAAAATTACCAAGTCCTTATTTCGCAATTTGTGACTGGAATGACGATGGTCCAGTTCATCGAAGCTTCATTGTAATAATAAGCAAAACTCTAAAGAAAAGATCGATGTTGGTTACTCTCGCGCATGAGATGGTTCACATCAAGCAATATGCTAGAAAAGAGTTGCAAGACGATAAATATCGTGACAGTGTAAAGTGGCTTGGGAAAGTGTTTTGTTTAAACAAGACCAAGTACCACAAAAGACCTTGGGAAATAGAGGCTTATGCTAAAGATAAGCCATTATACGAAAAGTTCAAACAAAGAAATAAATGATGTCAGCATTTGAATGTTACAAAGAGTATCTTGCGTTGAAGAATCATTTTTCGAAACAAGAATATGATTACTTCAAATATAACGGAAAGCTAAAGGTAAATCCTGATACTTTCAATTCTCGAAAAGATAAATTGTTTTTTCAAAAGCTTGCTAAACATCCGGATGTTCATAATTTTCTTGTAGCTAATCTTAGCAAAAACGAGAAAGCTTGGATTAAGGATTTGGCGTATAGCGAAGATGCTGAGAAAACATACAAGGATTGGCTGAAGCGCAATCAGTCTTTAACATATGTGCTGAAAAACGAACTTCAGTATCTTGTCCCCGATTTTAATTTGAATTTTACGAGTCATGGTTCAGATCATCCTTGTCTTTTAAAATTATATCTGGGCGGATATGTAAGTTTAGAAACTCTTTGCATCCTTCTACACCTAACAAAGGCAAAGAAGCATTGGGATTCTAAAATGGAGTATGATCTAGTCTATCAAGAAGTTAAGTTGAAGATTGAGAAATATACGCCATTTATTAAGTACGATAAAGAAAAAGTGAAAAATATTGTCATTGACTTTTTTAGCTGATGGTAGTATACTAAATAATGTTGCGGCTGATAAAAGCCAATACGAAACATACATTGCAATACAAAACATACGGAGATACATATGGTAGACTTTTCTAAGCTCAAGGCCAATTCTGGCAAGAAGTCCCTCGAAGACCTTAATAAGAAGCTGTCAAGCATGGCTGGTAATGAGGGCAAGGGTGCTGACGATCGTTTCTGGTCAGCCACAGTAGACAAGGCTGGTAACGGCTATGCTGTTATCCGATTCCTCCCTGCTCCCCAAAACGAAGACGTTCCTTTCATTCGCATGTTCGACCATGGTTTCCAGGGTCCGGGCGGATGGTACATTGAAAACTCTTTGACAACTCTTGGTAAACCCGATCCTGTTTCGGAGTATAATTCCAAGCTTTGGAATAGCGGCATTGAAGCCAACAAGGAAATCGCACGTAAGCAGAAGCGTCGCCTTCACTTCATTGCGAATATTTACATTGTCCAAGATTCGGGTAATCCCGACAATGAAGGTAAGGTTTTCCTCTTCAAGTTTGGCAAGAAGATTTTCGACAAGCTCAATGAAGCTATGAATCCTCAGTTTGCCGACGAGGAAGCTGTTAATCCTTTCGACCTTTGGGCTGGAGCTAACTTCAAGCTGAAGATTCGTAACGTCGAAGGTTATCGTAATTATGATAAGTCAGAGTTTGACAAGGCTGGTCCTTTGAAGAATGATGACTCTGAGCTTGAAGCAATTTGGAAGAAGGAACATTCTTTACAGACTTTCCTTGATCCTAGCAACTTCAAGAGCTATGATGAACTGAAGGCCAAGCTTATGAAGGCTCTGGCTGAAGATAACTCTCCCGCCTCTGCTCGCAAGAAGGCTGAAGATGAAGATCTTCCATGGGATGAAGATTCCGCACCTGCTCCTAAGCAGAAGGCAAAGGCTGCTCCTGAATTTAATAGTTCAGCAATTGAAGAAGATGATGACGAGTCATTGGAATTCTTTAAGAATCTAGCTAACAAGAAGTAAAATATAAAGGGAGCTTCGGCTCCCTTTTTTTATGCCAGTACGCCACCTTTTAGATGCATTGAAGAATCGTTGTGTATTCTTCCCGCAAGTTGCTGATACCAAGATGGCGAAGAAGAATAGCCAGACAATGATGGATAACCCTGTCTGTCAAAACTTCCAGAAACTGGATACTGATTAGAAGGTAACTGTGGCTGTGTACTAACAGATTGTTGTTTAGAAGAGTAATCAATAGATTCTCTCATCATAGCAACGTCTTGTAGCACTTGTGAAACTGCTGAAGAATCTTTTGTTATTAATGTTGCATCATCGCCTTCTGGATGTTCTTCATTATCAAAACTGAAAAACTCTTCATCATTATCTCTTCTTTTATCGTCGGTGTTTGCATTATACGGACCTTTTTCACCTCCTGTAAAATCCATAGCTCCTGGAGGTTGAAAAATATTTTCAAAAAGATTTGTTGTTCCTGTTTTTGTTATATTTTCGCGAAATGCCTCACCGTGCTTCGCGCCAGCGCCCATGGGACCTAATGTTACCAAATCAGACAAAAATGGAAATCCTCCACTCATCATACCCATTGCGCTTAATAAGCCTGAACCTATTCCAGCAAAAGGGGTTCC